GCAGTATGCCAAGTTCGCCGAAGAAACCGGATACGACAAGATCGTCAATCGCGGCAAGACGGCGGCCAGCCTGACGATTCATCGGAAGATAGACAGCGAAGGCTATCATGCGTGGAATATCCAGGCGGTGACTCTGTCAATGAACGCCCGGCTCCAATTCGCCCAGATTCCAGAAAGTTACCGTCAACAAATACTTGAGGAGGCCGCGTCGATGACAAATTTTACAGAAGGCCATGAGTGTTAATAGCCCCGCCTGATTATCAGCAATGTCTTTTGCCTGTCCCCCCGCGCCCTGTCGTGACGTGCAACGGGCAGGCCCGAAACGCGTTCGGCGCCATCGCTCAGGAAATCGTCTGGTCCGCCCTGGGAATTCAACCCATTCGTATCAATGGAAATTGTGAAATCTGTTTCGATGGGAAAGGGCTGGACGCCTATTTCGAGATCAAATCGGTGCGCCGTGGTGCCAAGGTTGTGGTTTACAAGTGGAGGCTTGAGAAGGAGCAAAAGTCAGACCAGAAAATATTCTACGCAATTCTCATTCACGACTGTTGCGGACTTCGATCAAAGATTTTGGAGAAGATGATCGGCACTGGCAAAATCCTTGTCCTTCCGCTATCCGCAATCGTCAGCGCATGCAGCGGACTCCCACTGAATGTTCCAAAGCCTGTCGAGAATAAGCCACGTCATGGATACACCCGGAAAGGCTACAAGGACGGATACTACAATATCCCAATCAACTCACTTTTAAAACTCAATATCTCCGGCAGAATGGCGTTTATCAGCATGTACGGAATACAATCCGTGATTGATATTTTAACACTTGAGGACGACGCGGGTTGTTCCGCGCAACGCGCCTCCGCTTAACAACGAAAGGACAAATGCCAAAAATAATCAGATGCACCTATAAATGCGACTTGTGTCAACTCGAATCTGAAATGGAACTCATCCCCAAGTCCCCTCCGCCTGGCACCTGGCTCGTGCTGAAAATCCCCTCCGGGAAGGACAAGCGGGAGAAAATCGAGGTGGCGATCTGCCGCAATTGCATCATTGCCATAGACGCCGCGAGGGGAACCAGACCCGAAACACCCAAAGACGAAACCGGGGAGGCTGCGTGAATCCAAACGTCCAGATTTTAATTCAGGAAAGGGTTGGGTTGCTGTGAACATCCCCTCAAAAACCGCGCGCTCGGTGTTCAGCGACAACGAGCAAATCGAGCGCATTATTGACTCACTTTGCCGATCTCACGGTATTGGTCGGAACGTGCTAATGTCAAAAGCCAGGCCGGATTGGCTCTGCCGGATTAGGCACCTGGGCATGTACGCGACAAGACAGACAACATCTTTAACCCTTCGGCAGATCGGATGCAGATTTGGACTGACAGGACATCGCGCCGTTGTTCACGGGTTAAAGGCCGTCCGCGACCGGGTTGATACCGAACGGAAGTACGCGGAGGCAGTCGCGCAATGGATGGAGTATTTTAAAGGCTTGGCGTCCAAACCGCCGGATTTGCTTTTAACGGAATTGGCCGCGAGAGACTCTAGGCTGCTGACGACTAACAGGAGGATTGGCGTTGACAAATCCCGGACGCAATGCCAGCGTCCGGGGAATGGCCGGAACCACCAAGAAAGAAGCATTGGAGAACTGGAAGCGTCGGTGTCACCTCGTCAGGACTGATTTAAACTGCTGGGCGCGGTGCAACGGGTACGAACCGGCGGAGCATCACCGGATGATAAACGCGCTGCTGATGAAAGCCGCGCGCCGGGAGATCAAGAAGCTGATGCTGGTTCTCCCCACGGGTTGCGGCAAAAGCGTTTATTCCTCCATCCTGTTCCCGCCGTGGTATCTCGCCAACCACGCAAAGCACGCGATTCTCGCCTGTTCCCACTCTGAGGGCATGGTCACTAAATTTGGCCGAGCCTCGCGCAACGCGGTTGACCGATACGGCGGGGAGCTTGGTTACACCCTGGCCGGGGATTCATCGGCCGCCGGGGAGTGGGCCACAAGCAACGGGGGGGAGTATTACGCGGCGGGTGTCACGCAAAGGATAGCCGGACGCCGCTGCGACCTTGGGTTGATCGACGATCCGTTCGGCAGCGCCGACGATGCCGACTCCGCGACATACCGCGACCGGGTGTGGGAATGGTACGGAGACGACTTCATGTCCCGACTCAAGCCCAACGCGGTGATCGTCCTGATCACGACGCGTTGGCACATGGATGACTTGGCCGGTCGCCTGATGGCTCGCGAGCGGGGAGAGTGGACAATCGTTGAAGTGCCGCGGGTCGTGGAAACACCCGGCGACGAGGCGACTGATCCGCTGGGCCGGAAGATTGGAGAAATGCTTTGGCCGGGTTATTTCACCAAAGAGCAGGACTCAGAGTTGAGAAAGAATGCGCGTGCGTACCAAGCCAAACAACAGGGTAAACCTTCGGCGGATGCGGGTGCGTTTTTCACCGGCGACATGCTTCGAGGCTATGATTCGTATTCGGAAATTCCGCCTGAGGACGAGCTTCGATTTTACTGCGCGTCGGACCACGCGGTTAGGACGAGGCAGCAGAACGATCTGAATTGCCTCGGCCCGTTTGCCACAGACCCAATCGGGGACATCTGGATTTTGCCGGACATTTGGTGGAGGCGCGGGGACACCGGAGAACAAGTGGATGCCATGATGGCGATGGCGGCCCGGCGGCACCCGTTGCATTGGTTCGCCGGGCGAGACCATATCACAGGCTCTATCGGCCCGTTTCTGAGAACACGAATGCGCGACGAGGGCGTTTATTTTTCACTCGTGGAACTGGCGGACACGGCTGACAAGATGAAAAAGGCGCAGGCTATTCTCGGAATGATGTCCATTGGCAAGGTGCATTTTCCAAGATTCGCCGAATGGTGGCCCAGGGCGAGGGCTGAAATGCTCGCGTTCCCGTTTGGGGCAAATGATGATTTTTGCGATTTTCTGGCCAATGCGGGGCGGGGGCTTCTTTTCCAAAACAAGGGGAATCGCGTTCCGGCCAAGCCCGAAGAATTCAAACCGTTCAACCTTAAATCGGTCAATGTCCAATGGTTGCGCGACCAGAAAGACAAAATTGACCGCGCGATGGAGCCTTCAAATGGATGGTGATACTCGTGAACCGCCCGCGGAAGAAATGCCCGGCAAGCCCAAAAAGCTGTCGATCAAAGAAACCGACATTGACAAGTCGGAGGAAAACGCCGTCAAGGAGTGGAATCGAAAAATCGGCGCGGCCAAGGCTAAATTCAAGTGCGACTTCGACAGGATGCGGCTCAACTGCGCGTTCATCGCGGGCTACCAGTGGCCAGGCCAAAAACAGTTGGAATGGGCGAAAGTCGTCGTCAACGTCGTGATGCAAATGGTCAAGGACATTTGCTCCAACCTCTACGCCAAGAACCCGAAAATCTCCGTTGATCGCCGCCGCACGCTGGACTTTGAGATTTGGGACGAATCCCCCGCGTCGGAAAAAGCCGCGCAACTGGCGGTGTCCTCTCCGTTGATGGCCGCCAGCCCGCAAGAGCTTTTGGGCCAGTTGAAGCTCAAGGCGCAGGCGCAGCAACTTTTGCAGGACATCCAGATCGGGAAGCAATGGCAGCAGCAAGTCGAGCGCGTGGCAAAGACGCTGCTTGCGGTGGATGAGTGGATGGTTCTCAACGCGCAGCCGTCGTACAAGGGATCGCTCAAACAGATGGTCATGGACACCCTGATTTGCGGAGTCGCGTACGAAGCCACCGATTTGACGCGCTCGTATGAAGGCGCTATGGCGCAAGGCGAGACTGAATCGACGATGCTTGATCGGGCCAAAGAGGCCGGGTTTTTGGCCGCGCAAATCGCCGAAAAGAAACTGGAAAAAGATTCCGCCGAAGTTCAAAAGCTGATGATGCTGGTGCAATCGCTTCAAGCCAGCCAGGAGCAGGGGGACGCGAACAATGTCAACGAGAGAATTGCGTGGTCGTACCCGCTGCCGTGGTCAATCATCGTCGATCCCACTTGCACCAATCTGGCCAACTTTGTCGGGGCCGACTGGATTTGCGAGGAACAAATCAAACCGCTCGACGAAGTGAACGCCTTTTTCGAGATGCGCGGCGACGATATGATCAAGGTGGGGGAGAGCGAATCCAGCGCCAAGGAATACGCCCCCGACGGCCTTGACGCGCAGGGCGCCACCACAACCGACGATCCGAAGCACGTCAAGCGCGTGCTTCTGCGCCACGTCTGGCAGCTTTCGACCAAGAGCGATTTTTACATCGTGGACGGCTGGAAAAAGTACGCGCGCAAGCCGGAGCCGGTCGCGCCGGAGACAAATTATTTCTGGCCCGTGAGACCGCTCGTGCTGAATTTCATCCGTCCCGTTTGCGACGGCAAGCACCCGGTGAGTATTTACCCGCCGTCGCACGTCGATGTCCTGCGCGACCCGCAACGCGAGATCAACCGATGCGCGCAGTACTTGAGAAAGCATCGGCAGAACAACCTGCCCAAATTCCTGTATCTCAAGGGACTGTTGGACGAAAAAGACGTGGTCAAGATTTCCAACGCGGAGGATTCCGAGGTGATTGGCGTGAGCAGCCTCGCGCCGGGCCAAAAAATGTCGGACGTACTTTTCCCGTTTTCCGGCGCGCCGCTTATACCGGAGTTGGCCGACACCGGCCCGCAGATACGGGACATGCAGATGGTCAGCACGTCAAGCAATCCCGGCATTGCTCCGGCTGGCAACCACAAGCAGACCGCGACCGCCGCGCACATTCAAGAGCAGTCCCGCACGTCAATTCTTTCGTCCGACGTGGACACGCTCGACGAATTCCTCACCGCCGGAGCGGAGCAGCGCGGGGAAATGATGCTGCGAGAATTGCAGAAATCCACCGTGATACGGATTGCCGGACGGGGAGCCGTGTGGCCAGAAAGCCCGGAAATGCGGCAGCAATTCGTCCAGGCGTTGACGCTCACGATCAAGGCGGCGTCCAGCGGCAGGCCAAACCAGGCGCTTCGGGTGTCTGTGTTCGAGCGCATTGCTCCCATCCTCATCCCGGCGCTTCAGGCCGAAGGAAAATCTTTGGAGCCGCTTATCAAGGACGGTGTTCACGCGATGGACGAAACTTTGGACGTGGACAAGTATTTCGAGCAGGCTGCGCCGATGCCGCCGCCACAGCTAGCAGGCCCGGCGCAAATGCCGGGCAGGCCGCAACAACCCCCGCAACCCGGCGCGCAGGCCAAGCCGCCTCAAAAACAGATGTTGACACACGGCGCGCCTGCGCTACCATTGCACCAATAACAATTTTATGGCCGACCAAGTCGAACCACTTTCAGACGCTAACATCGCTCCCGGCTCGTCACCGGAGGCCGACGCTGCCGCCGCTAACGCGGCCCAGGAAAAAGCCCCAGTCCCGTCAACTGAGGCAGGCGAACCACAAACGGACGCCCAGCGAGACGCCGCGATTCTGGAAAGAGTCGAGGCCAATCAAGGCGAACGCTCGGAACCGCCAACCGATGAAGCCGGAAAACCGCCGGTCAAGCCGGGCGATAAGGAAGAACCCGACCCGGCAAAACCAGCGGAAAAGACAGCAGAGCAGCAGGCAGCAGAGGACGCAAAATTACCATTCCACAAACATCCCCGGTGGATGGCCCGCGAGGAAGAGCTCAAGGCGGCAAAAGCCGAGAACGATTCCCTCAAAGCCTCCACCAAGGCATGGCAGGAATCTGTCGAATGGATGCAGCAACGCGGCATCAGTCCACAGGAGCATCAAGGCGCCCTGGAATCCTACGCCGAAGCGCGGCAAGCCAACGTCAGTCCCCAGGACATCGCGGAAACGATGAAATGGCGGGCGATGGTCAACACTAATCCCATTGCGGCGATTCAGTACGCGAAGCAATGGATGGGCCAGCTTGAGGTTTACGCCGGCCAAGTGTTGCCCAAGGACTTGCAGGACGCGGTCACGGCGGGCGAGATGACCGAGAATTGGGCGAAGAAGCTGGCGGACCAGCGGTTGGAGGCCGAACGCGCCAAAGGCACGCTCGACAGCCACACGCAGCTAACGCAGCAAGGCCAAGTCGAACTGGTCAAGTCCACAGTGGACAGTTGGGTGACGGCAAAGTTCCTGCAAGACCCGGAGTTGAAGGCCAGCGCGAGCGATCCCAACGGATTGTTCGCCGACATTCAGCGCCGGATGAATCACGAGGAAGGTATCGCGTTCGCCAAAAACAAGCGTCCACTCACCCCGTCCGAAGCCAGCGCGTTGCTGGAAAAGTGCTACAACGAAGCCAAGGGTTACACTGCCAAGTTCACTCCGCGCGCACCGGCCAGAAAAGCTCCTTTACGAACCGGTTCTTCCCCAATCAGGGAATTGCCTGAAAATCCCACCGATGAACAACTCGACGAGAACATTTTGAACTCGGTCGCGTCACGTCACGGCGGCGGTTTTTAGACAGTCCCAATAGTGGAAAGAAAATAAATGCCAACCCCATCAGGGACGACCCTGGGGCTGTCGGTGGCGCAGGACTTGATAAACACCACGCTCATCGCGTACGAACGCGCCGACGTGGTGTGGCAGACCATCGCCGACAAACCGCTCCTTAAGGCCCTCAAGAGCAAGCAGAAAACATTCCCGAACGGCCAGCAGACCATTTCGATTGCCATTCAGGGAACCAAAATGTCAGACACGCCCGGATTTCTCCAGGGCTTCCAAAACGACGACGAACTGGTATTCAACCAATCGGACAACGTGCTGCGTTGCACCGTCCCGTGGAAGGAAATTCACGCCGGGTTGATTATCACGTTCACGGAACTCAAGATTGACGGCATCAGCGTTGACCAGAGCAAGACATTCAGCCAGCACTCAAGGAGTGAACTGAACCAATTGTTGCAACTGGCCAAGAACCGCAAGGACGACTTCAACGAGTCGTGGGCGGTGGCCAAAAATCAAATGCTGTGGCAGGACGGATCACAGGACGGCAAGCAAGTGCCGGGCATCCAGAGCATCATTACAGACAACCCGACATCGGGGACGACGTGCGGGCTGTCGCGCACGGTATATCCGTTCTGGCGGCATATCGCGGCCGTCGGCAGCGCGCGCATCGTGGCGTCCAAGAACGATCAAACATTGTCCCAGTTCATCCGCGACCTTAAAATCCAACTGATGATGTTTGGCGGAAAGCCGGACACCATGCTTTGCGGCTCCGGGTTCTTGTCCAACATTCAGCGTGAAGTCAGTGAGAAGGGCGTGTACACGCAGACTGGGTTTGTCAAAGGTGTTGGCCTCACCATTGGGACGCTGACGGTGGCGGGGATCGGGGACATTCAGTACGACCCGACAATGGACCTCATCGGGTGGAGCAAGCGCCTGCTGATCTTCGATTCGAGGCGCCTCAAGCTCATGCCTATGGCTGGCGAGGAAAACCGGACCCTCATGCCGGAGCGTCCATACAACTACATGGTGTGGATGATGAGCAAGACATGGACGGGCGGGTTGACCTGCTCGCAGTTGAACGCCAACGCGATCATTGAAACCGCGTAACCAAAAGGAAAATTATTATGTACGACACCATTAAGAAAACACTGTTGAGCGCGGCATTGTGCTTGGCCACGGCATTCTCCGCCTTGGCGCAGAGAGCCGCCCCGGTATACAAATTCGAGTCGTTCATCGCCGGGTTTGAGGTTCAGCCGGGAGACGACCCGTGGATTTACGCGGGTCAATCCGTGGCCGTTGTCCTGTCGACCAACAACCTGACTGGATTGCAGACCTCGACCATCACCAACATCCTTTTGGACACCAAAGGGATTTACCTGGTTGGCGGCGGCGGCTGGACGAACCTCTACGGACAGGCTGGCACGGCATGGTTTGTCCAGGGCCAGCCGTTTGGCGTCAATTACGGCACCAACATTGCATCCGTGGGTTACTACGGCACCAATGTTAACGGCGGTCCCGGCGCATGGCTCACGCCATATATCGGCCCTCCTGTATGGCAGGCGGGCGGCGGGGCGACGAACCAGTGGGGCTACAACGTGTTTTATACGCTGTGGTCCGCCGGGGCGACCAACACGCTTGGCAACAATACCGTTCCTGCGAGCGCGTTCGCCGATTGCGACGCTTTCTCGGACTTGAACGGGAACCCGTCCGCCGCGACAATCAGCGCCGTTGTGACCAGCGACGCAACGGGCGGCACCAATCTGGTGACGTTGCAGTTTGGGGCCACTTATGACGGGTTGTATTGGAACACCAATCAAGTGACGCTCACGGCGACCGTCAACGGAACCAACTCGGTGCTCGCGTCCACCAACCTCACCGTGGCGCAAACCACCGGGGTTAAAAAGTGGCGCTTGGAATCAGTCGTGTGCGGCACCAACGGGGTGGCCGACCAGGTGTTTCTAAACTCGTGCGGCGTGTCCGGTTATCATCCATAAATCCAAAGGAACAATATGCAAACCGCAAATCTAGAACTCAGACTCAGTAAAACAGGCAATACCATTCCAAAGCGGAACGTGACGCCCATTGAGTACTCCATCCTCCAATACGAGCATGGCGGCAACGCCGGAGGCCCGATCATTGTAGAGGGGAGCTTTGAAATGCTCGGGCCGAAGCAAGTCGTCAAAACCCGCAAGGTGAAACTGGACGACAAAGGCAAGGTCAAGACGGACGCGGTTGGAAAACCGGAGTTCGACATCGAGGCGCGCGATATTACGCCGCTGGAAGAATTGGCGTTGCTCAAGCGCAAGTACAAACCCGCGACCATCGCCAAGCTGTATCCCGGCTCAAACCCCACAAACCTGCCGACTGAGTTTTCAGCGGTTGGCGTGGATGACAAGGGCGTGGAAAGAGCCGCTCAAGAGGCGGCGAACGTGGAAGTGATCAGCGCCGAAGGGCTGGTCGAGATCATTCCGTTGCCCATTGCCGGGCCGACAGTGGCGCCCGCAACCGACGGCGTATCAGTCGCGCGCGAAACCGTCGCACCGCCAGATCGCGACGGGCCTGCCGTTCAAAGTCGTCCCGGCGCGCCGACAACTCTGACAGTTGCCACAGGGCCAACCGTGGATGACGGGGGACGTCCAGTTTAATTATGGAGAATCAGCCGCTGGGGATTGTAGTTGCCAAGTTGAAGGGTAAGCTCAATTACCCGCCGACCACATCCGTCAACACGGCTGAGGACTGCCGACTGGCGAGCCTGATTGTTCAAATGCAAGAGTGGTTGGCCGATCAATGGGATTGGCCAACCTTGGAAGAATGGTGGGATTTGGCGCTGGTGAGCGGCCAGAGGTTCTACAACCTGCCAACAACCGCCGACGACGGGCCGCAAAATCTGGCCTTCAACAAACGGAGGGAGCTTTGGGTTCAAGTCAAATGGAATGTCGTCTGGCTTGGGCTTCAATACGGAATCAACGAGACGGATTTCAATTTCATCGACTCCGACATCGGGCAGACGCAAGACCCGGTGCAACGTTGGCGGTACAGCGACACGACGCAGATGGAAGTATGGCCGATACCGGCGTCCAACTACACCTTGAGGATTCGCGGCCAGCGGGTATTGACATCGTTGGCCACCGGACAGCCTTACGATCCTTCCCAGCCGTTGGGAAACCTGTTCAACGCCACGGCGGCGTTGGATTTGGACGACAACATGGTTGTGCTGTTCGTCGCCGCGCAGCATTTCAAAGACCAGGAAAGCCCGCTTGCCGAGGATTTGCTGCAACAGGCCACCGCGCAAATGGTCCGGGTGCGGAATCAGGAACCAAGAAGGGAACAAAAGATAATCATGGGCGGGAGATCGGACGACGAGCCTGTGAAGCTGGCGGCGGTGCGTATTATTGCGGTGGCGTGATTACTTATTATACCATTATGGCCATATTCACAATTCCATTTGTCGAAACCTCCACATATCTGTGGGCCGTATCGCCCCTTCAACTGTTTATCAAGCGCATCCGAGGCGTTTATAGCGGTAGTACTTCCGCGCTCTATTTGCAGTTGCACACCGGCGTGCAGCAAAGCCCAACTGATACGAATATCGTCGCGCCCGCCAACGGGACCGTGCCCATCGAGGAATTTCAAATCGCGGGGACGTCGAATTTTAATTGGGATTTGTCGTACGACCCGGCGACCGACGCCATTCCTCCGATGCTGCTCATCCTCAGCACGACGGCTGGCACGCTCACCGCGGCGACCGGCGAAAGTCTCATTGACGTGTTTGTGGATGCTGAAGTGTCCGGGGACGCATTTTTGTGGACTGGCTTTCATGGGTCGAGCGCCGCGCCTCCGACGAATCAGCAAATCCCGGCAGGATATTCGCTCTACGCGAATAATGCCCTGTCCGCCAAGCAGACGATTTGGGCGGACGGCTCCGGACCTCACGAATTGCTGGAAATTGTCGCTTACCAGAACAACGGCACGGCGACCAATCCAGCGGGCCAGTCCGTCGCATATTTGAAGCTGTTCACCCAAAACCCGTTGACGGGCGTGCAGCCGTTCATTGAGATTCCCGTGGTGAACGGGCAGACCACTCCATTTATGAGGTTTGTGTACTCCGACAATGTGGGGATTGGGCCTATTCCGCAAACCGAGGATTCGTCCGGCACGCTTCACAACGGGTTGTATGTCACGATGGAAACACTGGGGGGAGTTTATGTTGCGGCGAATGTGATTTCCTACAAACTTCAGGTCAAATACAAATGAAAACGTCATTCGGAACGGTGTTTGGGAGGGTAATTTCCGGTCTGACCCTGTGATGTATGCCCGGCACCCAACTGCTCATTGAATCCTTTCAATATGGGCTTGATACCCGGCGCAGTGAACTCACCTCGAAAACAGGCTCGCTCGTCCAGGCGGTCAACTGCCACATCAACCAGGGGGCGCAGGTCGAGAAGCGCAAATTATTTGGGCGTCTTGCGTTACCGGCGGGAACATTCGGCATTGACGGCACGCTCAACGGCCTTGTGGTCTATGGGTCAGGAGCAACGCCAGCGGGCCTTGCGGCCTGGCCAGCGTTCAATACGTCGTGGATTGCGGGCAACGCCGTCCCGCTAAGTTATCTCCGGCTCCAGGCGCCTGCCGCGTTCGACACGTCGGCAATGACGGGCGTTGTCTGGTCAACTCTGTTTGGGGGGTTGCCGTTCGTGATTTCGTCTTTTGCAAGCGGGAATGTTTATGTGTTCCAAGCCACGGCCACAGGTTATACTGTCGTGATCGATTTTTACGCCGGGCTTGTGCTGTCGGGGTATGCCAGCAACCCCGATCAGGCCGCGCAATTGACCGCGCTTGTAAATGGTTTGACCAATTACACGGCGGTGCAAGGGGTTGGCGGGGCGGCAAACACCGTGACCATCACCGGCGTAGACGGGGCGGCTTACACGGCAACATCCACCGAGGCCAGCGCGCTTGGGGTGATTAACCAGCTTCAGACAAATGTCGGGACACCGGCGGTGAACGCATCTCAACCGTCGGCGCAATTCACGATCATTGCCGGGGCGTTTGGCACCGGGACCGCTCCCTACATGAACCAAATCGCGATTCAGGGCGGCGGATCCGCGCTGCTGACAAACGTCCCGTGGACTGGCGACCCCGTGAGTTTTGCGCGCGCCGTGGGGGCGGCGGTCAATGCGGGCTTTGCCAGCAACGGAGGATTTTCGGCGTTGTCAAACGGCGCAACCGTGACGGTGTATGCCCCGGCTGGAACCGCCGACAACGGCCTGTCGATCAATCCAGCCTGCCAGCCGTCGTCAAATCACGACGGGCAGATACTCCTGACAGCGTGCGTTTTCACGTTCAATGTTCCGACAGGTGGGGGAGACACAGTGACCAACATCGCCAGCGCCACAGACGGCAATCTGGACACCACTTCCCGCGCATTGTCCGCGTTCGCGTCGGTGAACGCATGGCTGACCCAAATTGCCACGGATTTGACGACAACATCCTATGCGACAAATTGGGGGGCCGTTGCAATTGGAAGCCAGCTTTACGTCGGCCTTAACTATTCGCAGTCTCCCGGATTCGGGGGCCTGACGGACACAATCACGATTACCCATACGCCGAGCGGAGGCACCACCATTGGCAGTTCTCAAACGCTTTCGGCGGTTGCCAATCCGGCGACTGTGAATGGGGCGGGATCGCTTGTGACTGTCCAAGTGTCCGGCGGGACGCCGCCATACACGTACTCGTGGACGATTACAAACGCCTCCATTTTTATGAGCACCCAGAACGCGGCGACCAACAGTTTCAACACCTCCGTTCAATCATCGCCAAACAAGAGCGGTTATCAGCCGTATCTGACCGGCACTGCCACCTGTGTTGTGACTGACAGCAACGGTTCAATCGTAAAAGTGCTGGTGAACGTGACCGTTCAAACCCTGCCGATCACTTTCTAACATGGCTTCGGCAACACAGACTTTCACGACCAACGCCGTTAATTTTTCAGGCGGCGCGGCGGCGGTTGCCGTTGTGAATGAGAATTTCGTCGTCACCTTCACCGGAACATGGGCCGCGGGCGACAACTGGACGGTGATTTTGACCAACTCGACCAGTGGCTTGCAGACCCAGGTTGGCTATGCGTACGAACCGGGAGCGTCTCAACTCATCAGCGTCACGCCAGCGCCAAACTTTTGCTTCACGTATGGCGACAAGGCGTACGTGCTGCAAGGGACATGGGTGTTCTTTTCCGCCATCGGCAACTCCGCCATCTTCAACGACCCAAACGCCTCCGGGAACGGCAGCGTCAATATGGGCACCAATATGTCCATGCCGGACACGCTCACCGGAATTGCGACGTATCAGGGTCAGTTGGTTTTTTTCTCCCGGCGCACGGCGCAAATCTGGATTGTGGACGCCAACCCGGCGTCGTGGCAGCAAGTCCAGGTGTTCTCAAACATTGGCGCGCTGGCCCCGGCGTCGATTCAAAGCCTCGGCGACCTTGACGTGCTTTTCCTGAGCGATTCCGGTGTGAGATCGCTGCGCGCGCGCGTTGCGGAACTCAACGCTTTCGTGGCCGACGTGGGAAGTCCAATTGACGACCTTATTCTCGACAGCCTGCTCTCGGGCACGACCGCTGGCAACGCCGCCGCGTGTTCCATCGTCGAACCGACGCAAAACCGCTACTGGCTTTATCTCAATGGCGTCATTTACGTTTGGAGCGCGTTTCCGTCCAATAAAATCGAGGCATGGTCGACGTACGAGCCGACGTATCAGGCGGGCACGGCTCAGACTGCCTTCACCCCGGCCAAATTCACGGTTTACAACGGGCAGGTGTTCGCTATTGGCTCTGATGCCGCCGGTCCGGCTGTTTATCAGCATGGCGGGGCTGACAACAATTCGTATGACAATTGCGTGATGACCGTCCAGACGCCATTCCACGACCTGAAAAGTCCAACTGTTGTCAAAACGGGCGGGACCATTGCCGCCGACGTGGATTGCGAGCCGCAGGGGTCAACTCTGGCGCAAGTCGACATTTCCGTGGCCGCGTCCAACATTGCCCAGCCGGATAACCCGGAATGGGGGCCGGTCGCCCTGCAAAATGTAACAGGCGGCACCTTTGACATGAACAAAGCGGGGTTTTCGGCGCGGGGAACCCACTTCGCCATGTTGGCCGTGACAAGCGGCTCAGGACCGGCTATTCTCAGCGCGTTGGCACTGGAATTACGATGATTAACGAATCCATAGCAACGATTTGGCCGATTCCGCTCGCCAAGGTGGATGCGGTCAAGGCCAGGGCCAAGGAGGACGATCATGCGTTGTTTTCGCCAACGGATGTCATTATCAAAAATGGGGAAACCATCGGGGCGCTGGAAATCAACTCGACGCCAACCGTGTTTTGGTGGATGCACAGCAAGAAATCCAACATCCGGGACTCCATCGCCGCATGGCAGTTTTACGAGAATATCCTGCGCCGGGCGGGAGCCAAACACGTAGTGATACCCTGCCCGAAAGGCTCCCCGTATTACGCGCTGCTCGCCAATCCAACGTCCGGGTATGTCGAATTGCCAAACTACACCGTGTTTCTCAAGGGAATGGAGCTTCAGTAATGGGCCAGTCGTCAAACATCGGGCAGCTTCAATCGGCGCAACAGCAGGCGCAACAGCAGCAGCTCAATACGGCTGTCGGGAACATCAACAGCGCGTTCTCCGGATACACGCCTGCGTTCTACAACAACTACGCGAGTCAATTCCTGAATGCCGCCGGGCCGCAAGTCGGGCAGCAGGCAAGAGGCGCGGAGCAGCAATTGAATTACTCGCTCGCGGACAAAGGGCTGACCGATAGCAGCGCCGGGGCCAACCTGCAAAACACACTCAACCAGACCGTGGCGCAGCAGGAAACCGGCGTGGCGAATCAGGCGCAGACAGCGGAGCAGCAATTGGAGCAGACTGTCCAGGGGCAGAAAAACACGCTCATTGGCGAGGCTGAATCCGCCACGAATCCGGGCGCGGTCGCATCGCAGGCGCTTTCGACGGCTGCACAGTATCAAGCGCCGCCGGTGTTCGCGCCATTGGGGCAGCTTTTTAGCAACTTCGAGAACCAGCAAATTTCCGGCCAATACTCGTCGGCGCTGACGCCGTATCTCACGGCGCTGTCAACACAACCTTTGCTTTACCAGGGATCCGGACAGGGCGGCGGATATGGAAGCGGCAGCGGAGGGGGATACTGATATGGGCCAATTAGCGGCACTCGTCCCGATTTTGGCGACAGCGGCTTCAGCAGCCGGGGCCGGTCTGGAAATTTCCAGCGCCAGCAACACGGCCAACCAAGAGAACCAAGCCGTCGCAAATGAACTGGCGCAACAGCAGCAATACACGCGGCAGGCGCAAAAACCCGTCGCGCAGAATATCCAGGCGTCGGCGGCAAAGCCCGCGCAGGCGACGATTGACCAGGGGGCCGCCAGTCAACTGGCGAGATACTCCCAGTTGCAGCAGCAACCCGTGACCAATTCCGCAAGCCCGACGCCACAGAACCGCGTCACCACGGCGTCGGGTAACGCGCAAATCGACCAGATGAGTCAGGCGGCGGCGAACCTCGCCGGGTACAGCACATGGGAGAACGCGGAGAGCATCAACAATCAGAACGTGGCGAATCAGCTTGGCGTCATCAACCAGGAGTCGGCGGCGGCTGGAGCCACACTGCCGGCGCAGTTATCGCAAGCCCAGTCCAGCGGGCAGCAGACGGCGGGGATTGGGAGTTTGCTCAGTTCCGCCGGCGGGGCTGCGGGCACATACGCCGCGCAGCAACCGTATGCGAACGCATTATCGACTTATTTGAACAATGCTAATTATAACCAGACGTATGGCGGTGGATTGCCTTCGGGTTGGCAAACCGCGCCGTCCGGTGAATATGCAGGATAACCATGTCGCGCTACATACAAGGCAGTCCGTGGACAGACGCAGGAAACGTCGGGCAAGGCATTGGCAACACGCTGTCGGAGGCGCTGCTTAAACTGCCAATGCTTCGCTGGCAGTTGCTTCAGGAGGCGGAAAAGGACAGGCGTGAACAACAGGCCCAGCAACGGCAGGAGCAATTCGAGCGCGACCGGCTGACCGAAGAAACCCGCCACAACAAGGTGAGCGAGCAGAACATTGCCAATCGGTTCACCGGCAGCCAACAGGCCCGTGACAGGGCCGCAAAGGAGAAGATTTCAGAGTTCGACGCCGCCCAGGAGTTGAAGCGCGAAGAGGACGATCAAAGGGTGGATGATCGGGCGCAAGCGCGTGCCGACGCGAATAACAGGGCCAAAACCGATTTGGACTATAAAAACAAGTCCTTGTCTCAAAAAGCGCAAGCCGAGAAGGATTTACAGCAGTTCAGAAACAGGCCACCGCAACCGAAAATTGAGTTGAATCCGCTCGCCCAAAAAGGCGATCCCATGTTCTATTCTGTGACGCCAAGCGGGGCGACCCCAATTCAGTCCACCGTCCAATCACCGCCCCCATCCGGGCCGAATGCGATCCAGCGTTGGCTTGGCATCGGCGGCACCACTCCGACACCGCCGCCGCAACCTGGAGCCTCCGCACGCAGCTTTTCGGCGACGAACATGCCGCCGATGAATGCCAGTGCCCCAGCGGGGCCGACAAATGCCCCTCCAACGGCGGTTGCGCCATCTTCGGCTCCTCCTCAACCTCAGGTAATGATGCCGGGTGCGCCCCAAGCCGCGCCCGTTGCCGCGCCGCAACCGCCTGTTGGGGTGCCGTCCGCGCCAGTGGCCACGCCTGCGCCTCAAGTTGCGGCACCGCCACCTGCTGCCGCGGCCCCCGCGATGATTCGCGTGAGACACCCCAACGGACAAACCGGCACAATCCCCGCTTCCGCCTTGCAGCAAGCCATTAAAGCGGGGTATACACCTTTGCAGTAATGTGGATACCGCCATTCCATTCACCCCCGACGCGCAAAGCGCGATTCCGTTTACGCCTGACCCTCCAAAGGCGATTCCTTTCACACCTGATGCCGCGCCGCCAGCAAAGCCAGGGCTGCTCACGCGCCTTGGCGTTACCACAGGCGAGCCGGTTGACTGGCAGGGATTGAGACAAATTGGTTCTCAGCTTGCCAATCTCAAGCCGGACATCTTCCCGCAACCGTCAGCCACAACAGAGAAAGCGTACCCGCGGACCGCAGGGGCTTACGAAGGCGCAACCAAGTCTCTAGAAGGATTTCTCACCCCACCAAATATCGCGCTCGCAGCAGGCACGGCAGGGCTTGGCGATGCCATTCCAGCCATTGCGCCCATCATTGAGAAGGTTCTCGCTCCGCTATTCGCATCGGCGGCCGTAAAACAGGCCGCGCAGACGGCGGGAACGGAAGCAGGGACACCCGCCAGCCAAACAACTCCGTTGGAACGCTCGCGGAACCTCACCGGAGCCGGTCTGGACACCCTCGCGGCGGGACTGCTTGGCGCAAAAACCGCATCAGATTTCATGCCCGCGCAACCTAAAGTCGCGGACTTTATCGGTAAACCTCAACCCAAGGAAGAAAATGCCAATGCCAGAACATCTCAAGAAACACCAGTTCCAAAAGGGCCACAAGCGGGAGTCCAAGCCGATGCAGGCCCCGGCGCCATCCCCTTCACGCCCGACGTACAGCCTCAAGGGGGAGCCAAAGAAGTCACCGCCGCCACCGCCGTCGCCCCACCAGAAGCACAAGCCGGGGGATTACAGCCTCAAACACCGGATGCCGGAGAATTGCTGAGGGCCGCCAAGAAGGGCACGCCAGAGCAACGGCAGGCCGTGAAGGACATTAGGGCGATCAAGCGGTCGGAAGGATACCCGTCGCATGAGGCAGTTATCCAGGCTGTCCATGCCGGGGTTGAGACCGACCCTGATATTGTGGCGACCGTTGGCAAGCTCCAAAATGTGACACGTCCGTACGAGCCTGTCACAACGCCGGACTTGACACCCGCCCCGGTTGCCAGTCCAGAGGCCAGTCCGACGCAAGCGAAAGAGCCGTGGTACAAAGAGGAAATGCGCCGTCGCGGTCTTGACCCAAATCGACCATTGAACGACGTGGATATTTCCAATTCGTCAATCATCGAGGCGGTCAATTCAGACCCGACGTTGACGCCGGAACAAAAGGCCCAAATCCTAAAAACAGGAAGTCCAAAACCCACGCCAGAGCCAGCGGGGGTGGTTGCTGAACCGTTACCAGAATCCGCATCGGTTCACGATAAGGAGCAAGCCTACGGGCCGCTCGTGAAGGACAAAGTTCTCAACGCGCCGTCGTTTCCGAAGTTGCTTGCCGCCGCAAAGTCGTTCCAGAAAAGCCTTCACGGGCCA